GTCCGGTATCTGATTTTCCCCTGTCCCCACCCCTCGTTTTGCTGCTTCTCCCAAACCAAGGTATGCGAGAAGACCAGCAACATCCTTTCCACTCAAATTAGTCAGCGTATTGTCCAGCGGTTGTTTACCTGCCAGTGCATTAAGCACTGTTGTTGAAAAGTTAGGGTCATTCCCCAGCGCCGCCGCCAGTTCATTCAGTGTATCCAGTGCCGCAGGGGCAGAACCCACCATTGCCGCAATTGCTGATTTCACAAAAGCCGTGGTGGCAATCTGTGTATTGTTGACCGACTGTGCCGCAGTAGGTGCTGTTGGCGTTCCGGTAAGTGCGGGACTCGACAGCGGCGCTTTCAGTGCCAGCGCATTGTTAATGGTGGTGCTGAATTTCGGGTCATTGTTAATGGCTGCGGCAATTTCTTTCAGTGTGTCCAGCGTGGCTGGCGCACCGTTAATCAGAGCGGTAATAGCGGCCTGAACAAACGCAGTAGTCGCAATCCGCGTGGTGTTATTTCCTGCGGCAGGCGTCGGCGCCTTTGGTTCTCCGGTAAATGTCGGATTATGTTTCTGTGCATACTGGGTATGAGGATCCTGTGCGGCAATGTGGTTTCTCATCTGGTCATCCACATACAGCCTTAATTCCAGGACTTCATCATCCACGTATTTACGGGTTGCCAGTACCACCGACGGGTCGATTTTCAGCGTAATAGCTTCGGTATTCGTGACAACCAGAATCATGCGGATAGTCTGGGTACGACCACTGCCTTCCTGCAACTGCGGTTTGTACGTTTCCGGGCAGTTCGCCACCGCAATGAGTACGCCTTCATCATCATAAAGTCCAATCTCACGGATCCAGAATCCGCCCTCGTTTTCAGGGATGATTTGCTCCGCAATAATCTGGCTCTGATTGTTAGGGTCAACACTCAGAAGATTCAGCGGCGCGATGCGTTTCTGGTTAATCAGTTTTGTCTGTGCCGGGTCTGGTGTCGGTAAGACACCATTCGCATCACCAACGGCCATTTGCGTCAGATTCAGCTTACTGCCGAGCATCGTCGCGTTAGCCAGCCGTGCTGCGCCCTGATTAGTCAGAATAGCGTAGTATTTCACTGTCATGCGTTTACTCTCAGATTATCAATTAAATGAATGGCCGGGGCAGGGAAATAATCCCCTTCGACAATAATGGACTCCGGGGTGTAGGGATAAACCGTCAGGGCATCGCCGTGATAGCATCCCGTACCAACGAAAATCTTTCCGTGCACACTCAGGCTGATCGCCAGCCCCGTCAGATGGCGACTTACCGGTTTTGCATCCGCAATAAGGCGCTCAAGTTCCTGATACATTTCATCGGTGATGCCCTGATCAAGTACTCCGACAACAATGCGAAATGTTCCTGGCTCCTCGTTGAGTTGCCACCACTCCTTTACTTCAATCAGGTAGCCGAGAGGCTCCACGGCTCTTCGCAGTGCGCTGATGGTCCCCTTGTGTCGGTGTATCAGCCACGCATCGCGAATCACCTGGCGCTTTGTTTCCTCCGGCCAGTTGCGGTCCCAGCGGTCAACGGAAAACGCCCAGGCGAGATAAGGCAGCAGATGCACCGGGCAGGTATCCGGCGACCACAGCGTGTTGAGGTCTACCGGAATGTCTGTAATGCGCGTTCCAACGGCTTCGGCACAACGCATGAAACTGCTGGCTGATGGCGGTAACAGTGAATTACTCATTGCGCCCACCTTCGCTGATGGTAAATGACTCACAGCGCGCCGCCTGTATGTCGCTGATGGCCAGATTCTGGGTGGGTTCGATTATCTCCACGCGTTGCACGCCGTGCACATGAAGTGCGGCAGCAATGGCGGACAACGCCACGTCCTGACCGATAAGCCCCTGTTCAGCCAGCCACTTCCTGAATGACGATTCCGCCGCGGCCAGAATAGGTTCGGATTCCGGGCCGGGGTAAAAGTACAGTTTTGCATTCAGCCGCCATGTCACGATTCTGGCGCTCTGTACGGTCAGGCGGTCGGCCACCGGGCGGGTGTCCTCCGCGTTCAGAGCAGTGCGAACGGTATTGAGCAATACCTCCGTTGCTGTGCCGTCGCCTTCAGTGGACAGGATGGAGACCGTCACGTTGGCCGGAGACGGGCTGATAGCCCGCGCATCACGCACCAGACCGCTGGCACTGCGGGCAAAATACTCGTATGCACCTGACGGGCCAGCAACGCTCAGCCCGTCATACGCCCGCTGCGCCCGCAGTCTCAGCGAGGTGTCGCTTTCCATCACCGCGTCGGTGGTATCCGTTGCCGGAGTGATAACCAGGCGCTTTGTGTTCATATTACCCGCGAGGTTGTCCAGGTCTGTCCCGGCGCTGTGGCTTAACATGCAGGCGCGTGCGCCCTCGTTGACCCGCTGGCGTAACAGCATTTCACGAAATGCTGTTGTCTGGGCGATAACGTTCAGGGGTTCCGATTCCAGCTCCAGCGCGGCGGAGACGGCGGCGCGCTGTTCGGCCGGATAAGCCGCAATCATCATGGCCTTTGTGTCAGCCAGAATTGCCTCAAAATCAGGCTCCGCGATGATGGCGGGTTCCGGTAACTGTGAAAGGTCAACGGCAGGCATGATTTACTCTCTCAGCGTGATGGTTAATTCAACATTCTGCATGGTCTGAATGACAGTACCCGATAGTGTCACCCCGGCGCGGCCTCCCGCCTTCCAGACAACATCAATGGCGTTCAGGGCAATGCGTGGCTCCCATCGTGTCAGTGCAATCACAGCAGCGCTCATGCATTGCAGACGCGTAGTGTTATTCATGGGTTCGTCAATCAAATCAGGGACAAGACTGCCATATTCCCGTCGCATAACCCGGCTGGCCAGCGGGGTGGTCAGGATGTCCCTGACTGACTGTTTCAGGTGCTCCATATCGTTCAGGTTTCCCGTCCCGTCCGGGTTCATTCCTGTGTAGCGGGTTGTCACTGCGGTCCTCCTGTCGAATCGCTGCCACCTTTAACGCCACCGTGTTTATGCGTATGCACAGTGATGCCGTTTGAGGTGAAATTGCCGCCGCTGTGCGTGATATTGCCGCTCATCTTTCCCCCTTTTGTGACGTCAATCTCGGCTGTTTTCAGAAGGTTTGTGCACTCCACGACAGGTGTGTCCAGTTTCACGCTGACGGATGCCTGCAGGGTGGCCGCTTTCATGCCGCTGGCGCTCAGTGCGCCTGCGTCCGCGTCGTAGCAGAACACCGCGCCATCCGGCGCGCTGACCACGATTTCTTTCAGGTTTTTTCCGGGGGCCGGAATGTCATCGCTCCACAGGCTGCCAATTATCATGGCTGTTTCCGGGTTGCCGCCGATGCAGGCAATTGCCACCTGTTCGCCCACTGATGGCGGCAGCCACACGTTGAAGGCTCCCGCGCGCGTGGTGTTCCAGCGCAACCAGCCTGTTTCCAGTCCGCCGCTGAGGACCCGCACGCACCAGGATTTCTCATCAACTTCAGAGATGATCCCGGTGCGGATGATATTGCTCAGCAGTCTCATAAGTTCTGCGTTCACTGTACTGCCTCCGCAATCCGGCCCAGCACCGTGTTATAAATCAGGCGCTCATCCGCCTGACTGATACCCAGCAGCTCACGTACCGGGTAATCGGTGAAAATACCCGGCGCAACCTGATCGCGTTCACCGAACTGATGAACGCGTGCAATACGTGCGGCCACGCCGCTGTAACCTACTGTCACACCGGAGGCATCCGCGCGGGCTTTCAGGTAACGGGCGGTGCGCAGTTTTACGAACATGGGGACGTGCTTTGTGCTGTCCTGGTTGATACGCCGGGTGCGTATTTCCAGAAAACGGTCGATGTCATCCCGGTAAAACGTGCGGATATTGTTTTTATCCTCATCCCACCCGGTAATAGTTCGCCCGTATTTCCCTGTGTCGTGATGCCAGTTTTTCAGCGTGCGTGTTTCGTTATTCCAGATAAAGCGAATGCGCTCCTGTATCCGGGTTACGCGGCGTCTGCGTGGTGTCCATGCGGTCCCGTCCGGTGCTTTCTGTGACCGGATGCGCGCCTGCTGGGCGCGGCGTAAATCCTGTGCCAGCCTTCTGGCGATGTTATTGATGGCCTGCTGATTCAGGCTGTCGCGGATAGCCTCGAAGGTTTCATCCGCGCGGGTGAATGCCTTATCCATCGCTTTCGCCCCACGTCACATCCTGGAATACATGTGACCAGTCGCCTTCGGAAGAGGGCATGCGGGGTTTTGGCTCTGGCAGGTGTTCTGCCTGCGGTGTGCCCTGACTGCTGCGCGTGACGCGAACGCGCTCCCGCAGGGGCAGCGTAAACAGGATGTCGGCGCTGTCATCGTCATTAATAACGGCAGAAAATTTGATGTCCTGATTACGCTCAGGGTTGAGCAACAACTGCGGCTGATTCTCCGACAACCACGCCAGCAGCGGCAGCGTCAGGTCGTCCAGCTCCCCGGCGTAATCCATGACAAACATCACCATCTGATAGCGGTAAGCAAACGAGGGAGTTTCTCCGGCCGTTTCAATGTTGCCGCTCTCCACGAAAATGGTGAATTTCTCCGGGTTGGCGTGACACCATCGACATGAACGGGTCATGGCTTCACGCAGGGAATCAGTTTTCAGCATGGCTGTTGTCCTCGTTGTTCAGTCGTTGCAGTCTGCGCTGCTCCAGTAATTCAATGGCCCGTTTATCTGTGTTACAGGTTTCCAGTGCATCCAGAAGGCGGTCGCCCCATATACCGAGGTTTCCCCAGGTGGGAGTATCAGGGAAGGGGGGAGGCGTTACCGGTATGGTCAGCGTCTGCGGTATAAGCCGGACTGACGGCGCTGGCAGTGGCGCGTTCTGCGTGCCTGCGCAACCTGTCAGTAAAACGAGCGTCAGGCAAAGCGTGGGCGCATTCATCTTTTGCAATATCGTTGCGTAGTTGTTCACGTCTGGCCTCTCCGTCCTGATTGCGTTGCTGATTTTCCGCGCGGAGTTGTGCCAGTACCTGCTGCAGATCCTGTACCCCGGCGCTGATGATATTCATGGTGTCGACGGTACTTCTCAGGGTGCTGGCCTGCGCTTCGTATCTGGCGTTCTCCCGGCCCAGCGACCACGACAGACGCATGGATGCTCCCCATGCGGCAATCAGAAGAAAAGCGACGCCCAGAGAAGTCCATAACCTCATGCTGCCACGCGTTCCTTTATCCAGCCGTAGACAAACGACTCGTTGGCTTCGCGTTTTTCCGCCAGCTCCAGATAGCGTTCACCCTGTGTACAGTTCAGTGCTGCTAACATCACCATCTCGCCGTCCCTACCGCGTTTTTCCAGATATGCACGCAATGCGTTAATCGTGCGTGGGCCAGTGCGTCCGTCCGTGTCCATATCGGGATACAGTTTCCCGCCCTGATTGAATGCGTTCAGCCAGCGCTGCAGCATTCTGGTTGCCACAGACGGCCCCATATTTACTCCGGTGTCACACAGTTCTGCGGCAATATCCGGGGACAGCTTCGCTATCTGATCAAAACGCGGTCCGTACCAGTAATCAGCTTCAAGGATTTCCAGTGCCTGTCCGCGCGTTAAATCACGCATATCGCCACGGTATCCGTGCGCCCGTGCCACCTTTTCAGTGATGCCCCATTTTGTCGGGCCGCCTTTGTCATCCGGGTGATTGACGTAGCCGCCTTCTTTGCCCAGAACGGCATCAAAAATTTCGTCTTTCGATTTCATTTCGCCACCTCTGTGAATGATTTTTATGGTGATTACCAGCTTTAAGCCTGAGACTTATTCATCTCCCTTTTGGGTTATGCGGTTAAAGGCGGCAATGATCTTGTCGCGTGCTTTTTCTGCGCCCATAAAACCGATAGATGCGCCGAAAAACGTCACGGCATCTTCAGGAACTCCGAAGAAGCGCAACGACCCGGCCACGGCCATGGCAAGAACGCCGCACGCCAGCGATCCCGTTACGGTCTGAACCAGCGTTCGTCCGTCATAAAGGCTCATCAGCGCGGAAATGCTGACCGCCGCGCCTGCTGCGTACACCGTTGGCAGGTGGTCAAAGAGCCACGCAATAACCTGCTCTGTGATCCCTGTTTGAATGGTGCTCACTACTACTCCCCCCACAACTGAATCATTTCTCGTTTCTTCTTCTCCGGCTCCGGCATTTCCACTTCCTGCCCGGCTTCCAGAAACACCTGTCGGCAGAGTCCGGGGTTGGCATCCAGCACCTTTTCGGTGACGCCCTGCGTCGTGCCGTAGTACCGGAAACAGAGCGAATCCACGGTGTCGCCTGCCAGTGCCTTCACTTTCATCAGCACAGCTCCGCAAACATTCGTGGTCTTCCCAGAATGTCAGAGATGGCCCAGCTCACATCGCGCCACAGGTCCGCAGCCTGTGCGTCCAGTGCATCTGCCCGGCGCTCGCCCTTATCCGTTGTGTCCGCATCGCGGTAACGCTCCAGAATCAGGGCACGGGTGGCGGTATAAACCGCATTGCGCCAGTGCCAGAGATTGACGCTTTCTCCGTTAATTAATGGCGCCGGGACATCGGCCAGTGTTTCGTGTCCGGCTGCCTGCTGTTCCTGCTGCCACGCTTCCAGCTCACGGGTAACGTGGGCCACCGCCCCGGTGGCGGTATGCAGCAGGCGGGAGGTGGTCACGCGGCCCGGCAGTCGTACCGCCAGACGCAGCTCACGCAGCACAATATCCGGCCAGAATGCCCCCGCAGAAATACGGGTATCGCCATCATCGGTATCAGTGATGTCATCCTCTGCGGGGCGGGTTTCGGTTCTGGCAACCATACTCATGGGGTTCACTCCTGAAAAAATCGGGCGGTGGGTGCGTGGTGTAAACGGTCACGGAGTCAAACCGGAACACCGCGCACGCCGCCCGCTGACGGGGTCAGTCGTTAACCGCGCTTCGCCTTCTGCGTCGCGGTGGTTTTTCGTGTTGCAGGCTTCCGCGTTGTCTTTTTACTTTTGCTGCTTTCGTCCTGCGCCTGCGGTGCGCTGGCAACTGGTGCGGCTGCGGAATCGGCTTTTTTCAGGGCGCGGGAAAGGGTTGCAATCTCGCGTTTCACACCTGCGTTCGGGTTCAGGTGCATCGCTTCGCGCAGCAGCTTCAGTGATGAGGCCATGCTGTCCGCATCGCTCAGGCCACGGCGGGCAAAGGCGCACGCCTTGCATAATTTGGCGCGCACTTCGTCCGGCATATCCTGGTTGGCGACAATTTCCCAAAGTGTGTCCAGTGGTTCGATAAAGGTGGACAAATCCGCGTCGGCATCCGTCCCGGCCTGCGTCAATACCGGGTTGCAGATTTCTTCGGTCAGCACTGTGGCAGCAGTACGGCCAAAGTTATCCGGCATGATGAGGTTGTGACGGACCACATACGCACCAATACGCAGCGCAAGCGGAAGATCGCCGCAGTCAATCGCCCACACCATCAGCGTGGCAATCACTTCATCCTGCTGCCCGCCGTCAGCCTCCAGCGTTCCCTCAATCCAGCCGGAAAAGTCCGGCAACAACTCTTTTTTGATGGCGGCTTTCGCGCTTCTGGCCTGTACGCCCTTAAGCCGGGCCTGTGCCAGACGCAGACGATACAGCACCTCTTCATGCGCGGTACGCGCGGCGTGGTCCACGCCTTCATTCGCCCGGCCTGCGCGCTGTGCCATCACGTTCTGCCAGTGTTGCTGTGCAGGAGTAATCATTTTTTCTCTCCGTTACAGGCGGGCAT